CATGGGAGGAATAGCGAGTTTACTCAAATGAGGAATCTAGATGAGATCGTTAAGGATATTAAGACTGTGCTGGAAGAGAAAGTTGCCCCGTCCGTTGCGGCACATAATGGTAGTATTGGTTTTATTGACTTTGCCCCCGATACTGGCGTGGCTACTTTAAAACTATCTGGAAGTTGTTCTGGCTGTGCAATGTCGAAAATCACGCTTCAGCGTGGAGTTGAGAATACCTTAAAACACTATGTACCTGAAGTTCAATCAATTGTTGGGAAAGATGATGAGGAAGCAGCGGAACAAGGCTACGAGCCTTATATTCCTAAAGACAAAGAACCAGACTGGGAAAAACTAGTCAGACACAAGTATGAATAAAACACTCGTTAAGAATATGAAGTATGTGAAATGGAGCCAGATTCCTCCTGTCAAAGGCCCTGAGCCTAGAGCCTTGATTAAAGAATCAAAACAGGATAAACCAGTAAGATTGGAGAAGAAAAATGGCAGAAATCGATAAGTCTTTACCGAACGTAAAGCAGACTTTAAAAGTACCGTCGCATCAACAACAACTTGAAATTCAGGCTGAAGCTCAGGCTTCCACGCCAACTCAACCCGAAGTCACGAAGAACGAAGATGGTTCTGCAGAAATTACCTTTGAACCCGGTGCAGTTAATCAAGAGGGCGGTCAGGACCATTACGCCAATTTGGCCGACCTTTTACCTGATTCTGTTTTAGATCCTGTGGGATCAGAACTTTGGAATAATTACGATGAGTATCGTAGATCCAGAAGACAATGGGCTGATTCCTACACGAAAGGATTGGACCTTTTAGGCTTTCAATACAAAGACCGAACACAACCGTTTCAAGGCGCAGCAGGTGCAACGCATCCTGTCCTGGCCGAAGCGGTCACCCAGTTTCAAGCGCAAGCGTATAAAGAATTACTACCTGCCGGAGGACCGGTACGGGCACAGATTTTAGGAAAGATTACAAGACAAAAACAGGATCAAGCGACCAGAGTCAAGGATTTCATGAACTACCAGATTTGTAATGTCATGAAAGAGTACGACTCCGAGTTTGATCAGATGTTATTCTATTTACCCCTTGCAGGCTCGACCTTCAAGAAGGTATACTATGACGATTTACTTGGACGAGCGGTATCAAAGTTTGTTCAAGCGGATGACTTAGTGGTTCCGTATTCCGCTACCTCATTAGAGGATGCGGAAGCCATTTGTCATGTTATTAAAACAACCGAGAACGATTTAAAAAAACAACAGGTCTCAGGATTCTATCGTAACATCGATCTACAGGTTCCCTATAACGAAGAGAGCGAACTCAAGAAAAAAGAACGAGAGCTTGAAGGCATTCGTAAAGGTTGGAATGAAAAGATTTTCACCCTGATCGAATGTCATGTGAATCTGGATCTGGAAGGCTTTGAAGACGTGGGTCAGGATGGTCAACCGACCGGCATTAAGGTTCCTTATATTGTTACCATAGAAAATTCTACGCGAAAAGTTTTATCCATTCGAAGAAATTTTAAACTCGATGATCCATTGAAAAATAAGATTCAATACTTTGTGCATTTTCGATTTCTGCCAGGTCTTGGATTCTATGGTTTTGGACTCATTCATATGATTGGTGGACTCAGCAGAACGGCAACGTCTGCTCTCCGTCAATTATTAGATGCAGGTACGCTCTCCAACTTACCTGCCGGGTTTAAACAGAGAGGCATTCGTGTTCAAAACGATGCTGTCTCGTTACAGCCTGGGGAGTGGCGCGATGTCGACGCTCCCGGCGGTAACATTAAAGATGCGTTTATGCCACTGCCGTATAAAGAACCGTCTCAAACGTTATTACAATTGATGACGATTGTGGTTCAAGCGGGACAACGTTTTGCTTCAATTGCCGATATGCAAGTGGGTGATGGTAATCAACAGGCTGCTGTGGGTACGACTGTGGCTCTTTTAGAAAGAGGATCACGAGTGATGAGTGCCATTCACAAAAGACTCTATGCGGCTTTAAAACAAGAGTTTTCTTTATTGTCGAACGTGTTTGCTACGTACTTGCCTCCAGTCTATCCGTATGATGTGATTGGAGATCAAAAAGAAATTAAACAAGCTGACTTTGATGACAAGATTGATATTATGCCGGTTGCCGATCCCAACATTTTTTCTCAGACTCAACGAATTGCAACAGCGCAAACAGAATTACAACTGGCTCAATCTAATCCACAGATGCATAATCTTTATGAAGCCTATCGAGATATGTACACAGCGATTGGTGTCAAGAATATCGATCAGATTTTACCCCCTCCACCTCCACCGGCTCCTAAGAATCCGGCGATTGAACATATAGATGCGATTGGTGGAAAACCTTTTCAAGCCTTTAGTGGCCAGGATCACAGAGCTCACGTTACTGCTCACATAGCTTTTATGGCAACGAACATGGCACGAAACAATCCCATGGTCATTGCGGCTTTAGAAAAGAATGTCTTCGAGCACATTTCGATGATGGCTCAAGAACAAGTGGAAATGGAATTTAGAGACAAGATTCAAAAGGTTCAACAGATTCAGCAAATGATGACTCAGAATCCTCAGGCTCAACCCGATCCAAGAATTCAAGCGGAAGCTCAGAATCTTCAGTTACAAATTGAAGCACGTAAGGCTCAGTTGATTGCAGAGATGATGGAAGAATTCCTAGTCGAAGAAAAGAAAATTACTTCTCAATTTGATCATGATCCAATTGCTAAATTAAGAGCGAGAGAACTCGATCTGAAGGCGCAGGACAATCAAAGAAAAATGAAAGAAGATGAACAGAGAATTGCGCTTGATCGTATGAAGGCGATGATGAATCAAAATGTTCAAGAAGAGAAGATGGAACAAAATGAAGAGCTCGCTCATTTAAGAGCGGATACCTCTTTAGAAAAACAAGCGATGTCCAACCGAGCGAAAATGCGTTCTGATGTTATGAAACGAAAGGATGTTAAAACGCTGAAAGGACCAAGAAGATAATGCCTTTCCAATCTGAAAAACAAAGACGTTACATGCATGCCAACCTTCCTGACATTGCTAACCGATGGGAAGCAAAATATGGATTGGGTGGAGTCGCTGGATTAAATGCACAGCTCAATAGTCTTCCAGAATACTATCTTCCTAAAAATCAAGGAGGTTTAATCCCTGCTCATCAAGCCGGTATCTATGGTTTGGCTGAAGGAGGAAAAATTATTGAGGGGAAACCTCATCAATTATCTTATATTACACCGGGCGAAGCTCAAACATTACAAAATTTAGGTGGAAGAAAAGTTATGACACCAGAAGGTATCCCTGCTTATCCACCGTGGGATAATCCACCTTCAGCAGGAGGAACTAAAGGAGAAACAACTAGCTCCGATCATGGCGGCCCATCAGGACCTCCAGGTGGAGGAGCAACATCAATGGGAAGTGGTAGAGATTATTCACCACCACCTTCAGATAGACAACCTGGCTTTGAAACATCTAATACAAGAACTACAACCCCAACAAGTGATAGTGGAGGGGATGGACCTGATCCTCATGGAGGAGATTGGGAAGAAGGTTGGTTGAATGAAGATTTAAAAAAAGTAAACGAGATTATAAATGATCCCAATGCAAACAGACGAGACAAAGAACAAGCTTTGGTCTGGAAGGATCAGTTTAATAAACAAATTAGAGAGAGCCAGACACAGGTAGAAAAAGGAAATATTTGGAAAACTATCGGTAATTTGGCTGCTTTATATACTGGAGTGGGTCCCTTATTAGGACTTCAAGCTCCTAAAGCTGTTCAAACGGTAGCCCAATTAAATTCTTTGTATAAAAAAATAGATAACACTATTTCTTTTGGAAAGAAGATAGGGTTGATAAATGAAAATATTACCACAGATGGTATAATTAAGGGGGTAAAAGATCAGGCATTAAACTTTAGCGCTGAACGTAGGAAGAAGATGGATCTTTATAATTCTCTTCCTGCCGGGCATCCTGAAAAAATAGCTTTATCTGTGGAACTAGAAATTGGTAAGAAACCTGAACATCTTAGAGATAATGGAGGAACAGAGGAAACCAGTATCAAAATTGAAAATATTGAAGATGTAAATCAAAAGAAAATGGAACTAGCTTCTTATGAAGCTCGTCAAATACAAGAAAAAGTAGAGAACGCTAAACGAAATGCTTATCTAGCTGCTTTTAGACAAAAGTATTTAATGGGTCCTACGGCTATGGCTGCAGGGGGAGGAAGAGTTCCTGCAGGTTATAATACAGGTGGACTTTCTAATTTATTTAGGTTAAAAAACGTATAGGAGTACAAATTATGAGAAACGATTTCGGAACAAGACCTTATAATGTACGTTTCCCTTATTCAAAGGGAAGCAAGAAACAAGGTTATGATGACAGACTTGATGAATCTTTAGGCGCAAGACGTGGCGCAGAGTCTACAAAGACTCAAAGCTTTAAAGCTCGAAGAGATGAATCTAAAGGCGCTGAAAAAGCTGCAGGTAAAAGAGCTTATTCGGCTGTCGGAACGATGGATAAATAATGCCAGGATCAGAACTTAGAGGAACAGGCAGAGCGGCAACGTATCCTAATTCTAACAAAGGTTATAAAAAAGGTGGTCGTATTAAAGCTGCCAAAGGCTACAACACTGGAAGAGAAAATCTTTTAGAAGAAGTGGGTAGAATTGATGCTGAAAAATCTAACAGAAACCGTAGAGCTGAAAAGAAAAGAGTCGTATCTGAACTTAACAAAGGATACAAAGGCGGCGGTATTATCAAAGGTAACAAAGGAATGGGAGTTGCAAAATAATGTCTAAAGATTGGCAAATAGGTTCTAACTTTGTAAAAGAACCAAAGATTACTAAGGATCCCTGGAATACTAAAAGTGGTTATTCTGAAGCTAAAGAAATTACACCACCTGATATTCATGAATCTCAAACAGTAACCGTTAAAGGTACAAAAACTAGAAAACCCGTTAAAGCAACCTGGTACTAATATGGCCTGGTTTGGTTTAGCAAGAATAGCTCTACAAGCTGGCGCTAAAATTTATTCCAATAGACAAAGAACTAAGATGGCTATGTCTGATGCACAATTAATGCATGCAGAAAAAATGGCTCGAGGTGAGGAAACTTACCAGGGTAAGCTTTTAGAATCCCGAGATAACGATTATAAGGACGAGATAGTTTTGGCGATATTAACGTTGCCCATAATTGTGCTCGCATATGGGGTTTGGTCGAACGATCCGGGCGCTATGGAGAAGATAAACATCTTTTTTGAGCATTTCTCGAATCTGCCAAAATGGTTTACAAATTTATGGATACTTGTAGTTGCCAGCGTTTTTGGTATAAAGGGAACACAGATATTTAGAGGAGGGAAAAAATAATGGCAAAAGACAAAGACGATAAGTGGATACAAAAAGCAACCAAGAACATGGTAAAAACTAAACCTTGCACAGGCAAGAAGTTTGGAAGCAAGACATGTCCTCCAGGTTCTAAAAGATATAATCTAGCTAAAACATTCAAAGCAATGGCTAAGGATAGAAAAAAAGCTGCCGATGGTGGCAGTATGAGTCATGTCAGTGGCTATTCACCTGTCTTAGGAAACAACCAATTTGGTTATCCTAGTGGTGGAGTTCCTGTTCAAAGTGGGGGAAGAGCTACTCATGGTTATGGAAGAGCTTTCCTGAAAGGTGGAAAAGTCTAAAAGAAAGAATTATGGACGGAGTCCAA